CGGCAGGAAAACCGGCTCATTAAGGACAAGTATCGTGGAAAGAAAACAAGCTGGACGGAAGAAAACCTCGCTTGACGAACTGATCGAGCAACGCTTCGGTGAAGCGCCCGACAAGGCCGAGTTCATCGCCGACCTGCGGGCGTTGCTGCACACGCTCTCGCCGAACAACCACAACCCTGTTGACTTCGTTCGGTGGGTTCCCATCGAGCAGGTTCAGGCCAATGACTACAACCCGAACTCGGTGGCCCGCAACGAAATGCGCCTGCTGTACGTTTCGATCAGTCATGACGGCTACACGCAGCCGGTGGTGACGGTGTTCGACCCCGAGATCCAGAAGTATGTCATCGTGGATGGGTTCCACCGTTTCACCACGATGCGCCTGAACCCTGACCTGTATGAAAAGAACGGTGGGCGCATCCCCATCGTTGTCCTCGACAAGGAAATCAACGACCGGATGGCCTCAACGGTGCGACACAATCGCGCCCGAGGCAAACACTCCGTTACCGGCATGGCAAACATGGTGTTCTCCATGCTCGACAACGGATGGTCGGACGCCGACATTTGCGCCGAACTGGGGCTTGAGGCTGACGAACTGGTGCGACTGAAACACGTCACGGGGTTCTCAAAGCTCTTTGAGAACGTGGAGTACCGCAAGGCGTGGATCACCAAAACCCAAATCCAAGCACGAAAGGCTTACAGTGAAAGTGCAGAACATCAAGCTGGCTGACATCCGCCCCTACTGGCGCAACCCGCGCAAGAACGAGGCGGCGGTTGAGGCCGTGAAACAGTCCATCAAGGATTACGGGTTCAACTCCCCGTTGGTGGTGGATAAGGAAATGGTCATCATCGCAGGGCATACGCGCTACAAGGCGCTAATGCAACTGGGATGGGACGCCGCCCCGTGCGTGGTGGTTGACCTGCCTGCTCAAAAGGCCAAGGAATACCGCATCGCCGATAACAAGACATCGGAACTCGCCGAATGGGACATGGACAACCTGATCCCCGAGCTCCGCGAAATCCAAGGTATCGGCGACTTCCAGATCTACTTCCCCGACATATCGCTCAACAACCTGATCGAAGAAACCGCTGGCGCTGTAAACTTCTCCCTGCCGTCCGCCGAAAACATCGCTCGGGTGCAGGAAGCCGAGGGCAACAAGTTTCAGGAAATGTCCGAGAAAACCCAGTACGTTAAAATCATGTGTCCCCACTGTGGCGAGGAGAGCTTCGTTGACCGTGCAGAAATCATGCGTCAGCCGGCTACCGAAACCCCAGATGAATGACCGTGTTTTTTTGCAAACCAATACTAGCAAATTGCTAGGATGCTTTAAGGTATAAAGAAAGTGGCACAAAAGGCGCACCAACCGACAAAAGACCTGCGTGAGCGCGTGAAGGCATACGCCGCCTTTGGCTTGCAGCAGGAGAACATCGCCAAGTTGCTCAAGATCAGCTTGCCGACCTTGCACAAGTATTATCGTGAGGAGTTGGACGTTGGCTTGGATGAGGCGAACGCTGCGGTGGCGCAATCCCTGTTTCAGGCGGCGCGTGGAGGCAGTGTGGCGGCGATGTGTTTCTGGCTCAAGACCCGAGCCGGCTACCGCGAAGTGAACCGGACGGAGCATACCGGCGCGAACGGTACGCCGCTGGACGCCCCGCAGTTCTTGGTGACGTTCGATGCCGGCGAAGAACAGCAAGGCTAGGGAGCGCTTCCGGCTTCCACGGGTATTCAAGGGCATTGATGACCCGCACCGATTCAAGGTGTTTTTCGGCGGTCGCGGCAGTGCCAAATCGTGGACTGTGGCCCGCGTCCTGCTGTTGAGGGCGTACAACCAGTTTGAGCGCGTCCTGTGCGCCCGTGAGATTCAGGCGTCAATGAACGATTCGGTTATCAAGCTACTTGCCGACCAAATCGAGGCGCTTGGACTTGCGGCGTTCTTCGTCATCTTGCGCGACCGGATTATCTGTAAGCGCACTGGCAGCGAGTTCCTTTTCAAGGGCTTGCGCCATAACGTGCATGACATCAAATCGACCGAAGGGGTGACTATCTGTTGGGTTGAGGAGGCGCAACGGGTTTCGCAGGATAGTTGGGACGTACTGATTCCTACAATCCGGCAACCGAACTCGGAAATATGGATCACCTTCAACCCCGAGAACGAGAAAGACCCGACCTACCAACGGTTCATCGCCCGCACCCCGCCGAACGCACTGGTTCGCAAGGTGAACTGGACGGAAAACCCGTGGTTCCCTGACGTGCTGCGTGAGGAAATGGAGTACTGCAAGACGGTGGATTATGACGCCTACCTGCATATCTGGGAGGGCTACCCCAAGCGACTGTCGGCGGCAATCATTTTCTCGGGCAAGTACGTCATCGAGGAGTTCGACACCGATGCACTGACCCCCGAGCGGTTTTTCTTTGGTGCTGACTGGGGCTTCGCGCAAGACCCGACCGTGCTTACCCGCACGTTCATCATCGGGCGCACCCTGTACGTTGACCATGAAGCCTACGGCGTGGGGGTGGAGATTGACGAAATCCCCACCCTGTTCCGCACCGTGCCGCTGGCTGACCGCTACTGCATCAAGGGCGACAACTCCCGCCCCGAAACGATCAGTGCAGTGAGCCGTGCCGGATTGAACGTGCAACCCGCCGCCAAGTGGCAGGGCAGCGTTGAGGACGGTATCGCCCACTTGCGCGGCTTCGACCGCATCGTGATTCACCCGCGCTGCAAGCACACGGCAGATGAATTTGGCCTGTACAGCTACAAGGTTGACCGAGTGACCGAGGAGGTGTTGCCGATTGTGGTGGACAAGCACAACCACTGCATTGATTCGATCCGGTACGGACTTGACGGCTACATCAATAAGCGCACTACCGGCCTGATTGACCATTACCAACGCGAACACGGGTTATTGCAACTCGCCATGAAGGAACAAGATGAAAACACCTATTGAGCAGGGCATGATTGCCCGCCTAGTGCAGGGCGTCCGCTACGGCCTGACGGGGCAACCGCCCGAGTGGTTCAGCCCGATGTCGCCGCCCGAGCCTGTCACCACGGAAGAACAGCAGGCGCTTATTGCAGGCCGGCAGTTTGACTTCCCCGCCGGCTACAACCTGCGCTTCTCTCCGCGCCAAGGCGAACCGATCGGTTTCACCCAGATGCGGGCATTTGCTGACGCCTATGACCTGTTGCGCCTTGTCATCGAAACCCGCAAGGATCAGCTTGCCAAGCTCAAGTTCAAGTTCCAGCCCAAGGATAAGGACTTGGAACCGGATGCCCGTTGCGTAGAACTGGACGCCTTTTTCTGTTCACCGGACAAGGAGCACGATTGGAACGATTGGCTGCGTATGCTGATCGAGGACATGCTGGTGCTGGATGCCGCGACCATCTACCCGCGCCTGACCCGTGGCGGACAGGTGTATAGCTTTGAACTGGTGGATGGTGCGACCATTACCCGCAAGATCGACATAACAGGCCGCACCCCGCTGCCGCCCGAGGTAGCTTATCAGCAGATCATAAAGGGCGTTCCCGCTGTCGAGTACACCCGTGACGAACTGGTGTACAAGCCGCGCAACCCGCGCACCCATAAAGTTTACGGGTTCTCGCCGGTCGAACAGGTCATCGCCACGGTGAACATCGCGCTGCGCCGGCAGGTTCACCAGTTGCAGTATTACACCGAGGGCGCGACCCCTGACCTGATTTTCGGCGTACCGGAAACGTGGAACCCTGACCAGATCAGGGCGTTTCAGGAATGGTGGAACGCTACCCTTGCCGGCAACACTGCCGCCCGCCGTGGTGCGCGGTTCGTGCCGAACGGTGTCAAGCCGTTCAACGTCAAGGAGCAAGCGCTCAAGGATCAGTACGATGAATGGCTGGCACGAATCATCTGCTATGCGTTCTCCCTGTCGCCGCAAGCCCTGATTGCCCAGATGAACCGCGCCACTGCCGAAACCGCGCATGAGCAGGCGCTTGAGGAGGGATTGCTCCCCCTGATGCTCTGGGTGAAATCGGTGTGTGACCTGTTGGTAACGCGCTATTTCGGCTACACCGACATCGAGTTTGCGTGGGTCGAGGAGGAAGCCGGCGACCCGATGGTGCAAGCGCAGATCAACCAAATCTACATCAACGCCAAGGTCAAGACGCCGGATGAAGTGCGAACCGAGATTGGCCTTGACCCCATGACGCCCGAGGCCCGTGAAGCCGCGTTCCCGATGCCGGTAATGGTAGGACAAGGGCAGGATGAAGAAAACGCGCCAGCGGCCCCAGATGACCCCGCCGCGCCCGATAAGGAGGCGGTGGCAAAGTCAAAAAAAGCCATCACCCCTATTGACCGAGAACGTGAGGCAGTAGGGGAATCGGTGGAAGCGTTGCGGGCGTTGCTGGCTGCGTTCCTCGAGGAACAGGCCAATGACATCGCCGAGCAGATTGCCGCCCTGACCAAGGTGGAAGCCTACGAAGTGCAGCAGGTCTTGGATCAGATCGACTTTGCGGAATGGGCGGTGTTGGTTGGCGACATCGAGGCCATTCTCACCCAGATGGCGCAGAACGGGGTTGACGTGGCGGCGATGCAAGTGGGCGCAGCCGTATCGACTGACCTTGCCAACGAAAAGGCCATCGCCTACGCCCGCCGCCGTGCTGCCGAAATGGTGGGGATGCGGTGGGTCGATGGCGTGTTGCAACAAAACCCGAGTGCGAAATGGGCCATCACCGAAGGGACGCGGAATTACCTGCGCGACTTGGTGGCCCAAGCGATGGAAAACGGGTGGTCGAATGACCGCCTAGCCGAGGAGGTGTTGGCAAGCCGTGCGTTCTCTGCCGAGCGGGCCGAAACCATTGCCCGCACTGAAACGGCCCGCGCCGATGTCGAGGGCAACATGGCGACCTACCGTGAAAGCGGCGTTGTAAACCGCAAACGGTGGATTGTCGGCGCAGGGTGTTGCCCTGATTGCCAAACGATGGAAGGGGTCGAAGCTGACCTCGATGATGACTTCAACTACTTGGGGGAGGCGATTGACGCCCCGCCCGCGCACCCTAACTGCCGCTGTGACGTGGTTCCCATTATTGAAAGCGAGGATTGAAAATGAGCAAGTTCAAGATTCCCCTGTACGCAACCAAGGTTGCCCTGCCGTCCGGTGTGAAACAGGCAGATTCCCAAGGTTTTGTTGATGTTGACCTCAAGGTTGATATGGATGCCCTGAAAGCGATGGGGGCTGTCGAGGACTCAACCAGTGACGGCGTGGTAAACGTCCCTGCCGTATATGCAACCATGCCGAACGGCGAGGCAAAGGGGTTTATTGACACCAATGGAAACCAAATCCCGTTTTCCCTGTTTGCGGATATTGCCACGACCGTTCAAAAAAAGACCGCCGCAGGGATTGGTCAGCTTGTGCTAAACGCGCAACCGTCCATCACCGAAACCGTGCCGACACAAAGCGGCAACCGTTACTACATCGACTTTATTAACGGAAGCGATAGCAACAACGGCACTTCGCCCGCAACCCCGTGGAAAAACATCACGAAACTGGTGGGCTTGAATTGCGGCAACGGCGCAATCATCTTCATCGCTGGCGCAAAAGAGGATGGAACGCCGATTGAGTACGTTTATGAGGACACATGGGCCAACTATAAGTCCGCCCCCTCTTTTCCGTACAACGGCGCAGACAATCTTGCAAGCTCAAACGCGTCCGCCCCTGTCATTGTCCGCCCCTATTGGCCCCGTGGGAACGCCGGCGTCAAGCCGATTATTCGCCACTACGCTTCGATTGCCGCAAGTGATTGGACGCAGGAAACCGGTCTTGGCTCAAATGTGTGGTCTATTCCGTGGGTGAGCGGCGATTCAGGCATTGATTTTTCTGTTGCATACGGCGCAGACAACAAGCTCGGCATCCTTGCAACGCAGCAGGTTGCGGGTCAAGGTTACGGAAATAACGGTAACAACCCGTTGCAGATGAAGAATGTCGGCGACTACACCAAAGACGCAAACAAGTTGTACTTCTATTCGGTTGGGAACCCGACCTCCACCCACGGTTCGGTCAAGGTGTTTGGTCGTCAGTCCGTGTTTGCAAGCTCATGGCAGGGCGGGCGCAACCTGAAGGTTATGGGGCTGCAATTTGAATTGTGCTCCGCGTTTACGTTTGAAAATCAATCCACGGTAGCAGTGACGGGGCTTGAGGTTGCACGATGCACTTTTAAGAAAGCGCGTGCTGTTTACTTCAACAACAAAAACAGCAACGCATCCCCGCAGGAATGTTCGTTGACCATCCGTGACAACGTGTTTGAGGACATCCCGCATAGCGCAATCCGCATTTCCAGTTTTGGCGGAACTGCGGGGAACACAGTGTCTTATGAAATCTACCGAAACCAAATCAACGGTGGAAACTTGTCTGCCTCTTATGGTGGTGCGCTTGCATACTTGACCGCAAAGGGCGGCACGAAGCACCATGCTTGGGGCAATTATGGCTACGATTGTCGCAACGGGGCTGGCGGCAATAACATTGATGGCTCATTTATCTATTGTGACGTTGGCACGGATGCTGCGCTTGTGTTCGGAAATGTAGCAGAACGGTGCGGGGTGGCGTTCCAACAAAACAACGCCAAGAACTGCTTGGTGGTTTCCAATCTGGCAATCGACTGCCCCGTGTTTGTAATGACAACCGGCGCACAAGACGCTCCGACCGCAAATATCTCCTGCATTGTTGCTCAAAATACTTGGTTGTGGACGGGGCGCGTAAACCCCGCTGACATTCAGTTAGGGCCAGGAATCAGTGTTAATTTGCCCGTGTTTGCTGAATGGAATGATGGTCTTGGAACCTACCCTTTTGCAAGCTACACCTCGGTCAACAACCTTGCAATCATGGTCGATTCGTCCGGTTTTTCAGGCAAGAAAGTTGCCGATTACGATAGTCGTTACACCGGCACAACATTGGTTGCCGGCCTTGCGGCTTTTGGTTTTGGTGGTGCGCCCCTTGTGACAAATAACGGTGCTGCTGTCCCTGCCGCGATCACGGTGGAAAGCGGTTTTTCGGAAGATATTTTCCCTGACGCCGCAGTTGGGAGCGCCCGCCCCGCGCTTGATTCAGCGATTGCAGGCGCGGGCATCCCGTTGTCGATTACCTACAAGGATATTTGCGGCAATAGCTTCACCACCCCCCCCGCCGTTGGGTGTTATGAGCCGATGGCATGAAGCGCGCCGTCCTGATTGAACTGCTGATCGGTCCCTTCGTCCTGCTTGCCCTGTTTGGCATGGTGCTGTGGGACTTGGTGCGCGGAAAGAGCCTGCAACCGCCGCAGGACGGCGACCAAAACCAATAACCCGCTTCGGCGGGTTTTTTATTCCCGAAAGGAACTGAAATGAAGATTTTTTTCGACATCCAAAAGGTCGATGAAGAACAGAAGATGGTGTTCGGCTACGCCAGCACCGAAGCGCTCGATTCGCAGGGCGAAGTAGTGAAGCGCGAAGCGATTGAAACCGCACTCGATGACTACATGAAGTTCGCCAACATCCGTGAAATGCACCAACCGTCCGCCGTGGGCGTGGCGAAGGAAGCCACAATGGATGACAAGGGTTTGTATATCGCCGCCAAGGTGGTTGACCCCGTGGCTTGGGACAAGGTGAAAGAGGGCGTTTACAAGGGCTTCTCCATCGGCGGCAAGGTGACTTCCCGCGATGACGTGAACAAGACCGTCATTACCGGCCTCAAGCTGACTGAAATTAGCCTTGTTGACCGCCCCGCCAACCCCGAAGCTACCTTTGACGTGTTCAAGGTGGATGACGAAGCCGAGCCGGAAGGTGACGCAGTGGAGCCGAGCGAGGTTCCCGCCGAAGTGGTGGATGCCGCCGAGGAAGCAAAAGAGGACGTGGCAACCCCGCCGGCAGAAAAGGCCGAGGTTCCGCAGACCGACATCGACACCCTCGCCGCCATGCTCGACAAGGGCGAAATCACCCCTGCCCGCCTGATCGAACTGGCGACCAAGGACAACGCCGCGAAGGGCTTGGCAACCGTGGCATGGTTCGCCAACCTGCTGAACGAAGTGACCTACCTGATGCAGGAAACCGCTTGGGAAGCCGAGTACGAAGGCGACAACTCCGAAATGCCGAACAAGATCAAGGCATGGCTGGCGACCGGCGTGAAACTGCTTGGCGAACACGTTGCCGAGGAAGGCGCGGAAGCCGTTGCATTGGCGGAAGAAACCGGCGACCTGTCCAAGGCTGGCGCGAAGTTCAGCAAGGCAACCAAGGCTGCGCTGGCGAACCTGCACAAGACCATCAAGGAATGTTCCGATCACCTTGACGGCTTGGGTTACGCCGAAGCCGAGGAAGCCGAGGACGCAGACAAGGCCGATGCAACCGGCGACCTGTCGAAGTCCCTGTCCAAGATTGCCGAACTGGAAAGCGAACTGGCAAAGGCCGGCGACCGCATCAAGGAACTGGAAGCCATGCCGACCGTTGGCAAGGCGCTCCTGATGGCTGTGTCGAAGCACGAAGAAACCATCACCGCCGCACAAGCCGAGCCGGTCGATCACACCGTCCTCAAGGCTGACGGCACGGTGGATCATGAAGCAACCGCACTGGCACTAATCAAGGCGGCGCAGAGCAAGCCCATCCTGCGCTAATCATCAACCAACCTGTTCACACCACAATGTCCGCCAACGCGGACTTTTTACCCTGTTTTGCACCACAACGCCCGCTACTGCGGGCTTTTTCATTTGAAAGGAAATACCATGAACGTGAATGAAACTCTGGACTTGGTGAAGGGCGCTTTGGCCTCCCCGTCCGAAGAACTGGCGAAGTCGATCAGCCTTGCAACCGGCCTGACCGCCTACGACCTGCAAGCACCCGCGAAGAACCTGTATCCCGTTGCCACTCCGATCCGTAACAAGATCGCCCGCGTTGGCGGTGGTGCTGGTACTGCGACCAACTGGAAGGTTGTGAGCAACATCCTCGGCTCCGGCTTCAATGCGATGCCGTGGGTTCCCGAAGGTCAGCGTACCGCCCGCATGTCTTACCAAACCGCTGACAAGGCGGCTTCCTATGTGACCATCGGCGAAGAAGATCAGATCACCTATGAAGCCATCAACGCCGCCCGTGGCTTCGAAGATGCCAAGGCCCGCATGGTGATGCGCCTGCTGCAAAAGATGATGCTCAAGGAAGAAGATGCCATTATCGGCGGCAACAAGTCCCTCGCACTGGGTACGCCGACCACTCCGACCGTTTCCAACTCCGGTTCCGGTGGCTCCATTGGCGCTGCGACCTACAACGTGATCGTGGTTGCCCTGACCTACGAAGGCTTCCGTAACTCCTCGCTGTCTGGTGGCGTTGCGACCTCGCAGAACATCACTGGCGCTGACGGTCAAACCTACACCCTGTCGGGCGGTTCCTCGCAGAAATCCGCCGCCGGTTCGACCACCACTTCCGGTTCGTCCAGCACGATTTCCGCTTCGACCCCTGTTGTGAACGGCGCTGTCGGCTACGCATGGTTCGTTGGCACTTCCGGCAACGAAAAACTGGAAGCGATCACCACGATCAATTCCGTGCGCCTGACCTCTTTGGTTGGCGGCTCCCGTCAAAACGCCTCCGCAATCACTGCCGACAACAGCCGCAACGTGAACTATGCGTTCGATGGCCTGCTGTCCAACGTGTTCGGCGGCACTGGCGCTTACGTCAACGCACTGGCAACCGGCACTGTCGGCACTGGTACTGTATTGACCGCTTCCAACAAGGGCTCCGTGGTGGAAATCGACACCATGCTCAAGACGATGTGGGACAACTACCAAGTTTCCCCGACCGTCCTGTTCGTCAACGCACAGCAGTTGCAAGACATCACGACCAAGGTGCTGAACTCTGCATCTGGCCCGCTGTTGCGCTTCAACGCTGACGTGCAGAGCAACGAACCCATCGCCATCATGGCGGGCAACGTGGTTGGTTGGTACTTCAACCCGTTTGCACTGAACGGTGGTTACAAGATCCCCGTCATGATTCACCCGACCCTGCCGAGCGGCACCATCCTCGCATGGGCCGACAACCTGCCGGCGCAGTACCAGTCCAACGAAGTGCCGAACGTGGCTGAAATCAAGACCCGTGCGGACTACTACCAAATCGACTGGCCGCTCCGCACCCGCGCTCAAGAGGTTGGCGTGTACGCCGAGGAAGTTCTCGCCGTGTATGCCCCGTTTGCGATGGGCGCGATCACCAACATCGCCGCAGGCTAACCAACCCCCTACCCCATAGGGGTTTCTCCAACCCTACCCGCCCCGAGTGGTGGGTAGGGACTTTTTGAGAGGACGAATCATGAAATTGAAAGCACCCGAAGGTTGCACCGGAATTTCCATCGGCGGCAACTGGTACGAAACCGACAAGACGGGCCACTGCGAACTGCCCGATACGATCAACATTGGCGATGCTGAATCGCATGGCTATACGGTGGTAAATGACGAACCCGCGCAATCCGGCAAGGGTGGGCGGAAAAAGAAATCTGACAGCGTGGCTCCCGCTGACGCTGCGGCCCCTGCTGACGGCGATCAGGACGCGGGCAATACCGAGGCATTACCCAAGGAAGAAAACGCGGCTGACGGCGATTCTGTCGCTCCCGTTGATGTGAACTCCTCCGAGGCTGATGCGTAATCATGGCTAACCTGACCACCCTCGCCGATGTGAAGCGCTACCTCGGGGTGACGGCAAGCGGCGATGACGCCGTGCTGAATGACCTGATCGCGGCGGCAAGCCAATTCCTCCAGACCTTGATGAACAGGGAAATTCTGTCAACTGGTTACGCCGAGATTTATGACGGCGCGGGTGGAA